TTATTTCATACAATTTTGTTGGTGCTGGTGCTGGACAATTAAACATAGTTTCAAGAGGAGTTGATAGTACAATAAAAACCACTCATCCTTTAAATAGTCAAGTTTATAAACATGAGTTGAGTGGAATTTCTTTAAGAAGAATCAATAACATAGTTACGAATACCTCTTCTAACGCAGATATTGATATGGATAGTTATTTTGTTGAAATTGATAGATCTGCAACATATGGATCTCTTAGATCTGCAGATGGTGAGAGTAACACATCTCAACTTTCATTTAATGGAGAGAAAAATGTTGGTGGATCTGAAATAAGAGCATCAAAAAATATTGTTTTTGATTCCATAACTCCATTTTTTGATTGCCAGACACCTAGTTTAACTTCAGTTTCTTCTTTAATAAGAACTGTTTCTGGAACAAGTGTTGGTGGTAATGAAATATCATTTGTTGATAAGGGATTTGAATCAGTTGAAATCAACCAATCAAATATATTTACTGATCTTAGAATGATTTGTTCTGAAGAAAATCAAAATGAATATTTGACTCAACTGCCAAGATTTAAATCATTTACTGCAGGAGTTACACTTAATACGGAAAATGAAAATATCTCTCCATATTTGAATATTGAACGAACGATTGCAGAATTTTCTAATAGTAGATTAAATAATCCAATTGAAAATTATGCTTCTGATAATCGTGTAAACTCTATATCTGAAGATCCACATTCTGCGGTTTATTATTCAAATCGTGTTGTACTTAAACAACCTGCAACAACCTTGAAAGTAATACTTTCTGCATATAGACACGAATCTGCAGATTTTAGAGTTTTATATAGTCTTTCTAGATCGGATTCTAATGAAGTGGAACAGTCTTTTGAATTGTTCCCTGGATACGATAATTTAATATCCACAACCAGTGGATTTGAAGTTGTTGATCCATCAAAGAATAGTGGATTGCCAGATGTTCGTGTTCCTGCAAGTATAAAAAATCAGTTTTTAGAATATGAGTTTACTGCAGAAAACTTAGATCTATTCAATGAATTTTCCATTAAAATTGTGATGTCTGGAACAAATCAGGCAGAACCACCTAGATTTAAGGATCTTAGAGTAATTGCAGTAAGATGATAAAAGTTGAGGGACATCCAAATCTATATCGAGATGAAAATAGTGGTGCTATCATTAATTGTGATAGCACCTCATATGAAAATTACTTGAGATCTATTTCAAATAGAGATTTGCGGAAAAAAGAATTGGATGATATGAAAAAAGACATTGATGAAATTAAATCACTCTTGAAAGAATTTTTGAATAAATGTTAGCCAGATAAATTAATATAAATAGCTAGAGGTATATTAGAATTAAATAATGGCCGTTTATGTATCCAATATTGTGATTGAACAGGGGTTTGATTTCGATACTTCATTTCAATTACAGGATACCAGAACAAATTCCCCAATTATTTTGAGTTCTACAACATCGGAAGCTATGTTGAGAAAACATTATGGTGCGACAACTGCAGTATCATTTGCGACTACTGTGACTGATCCCGATGAAGGAATTTTGTCAATTTCACTCAATTCTTCACAAACACAGGATTTAAAACCTGGAAGATATGTTTTTGATGTGAAATTGACAAACGATGGCAATGATTTTAAAGCTATTGAGGGGGTTGCATTAGTAAGAGCAGGGGTAACAAGGTAATGCCTAGTATTAACGATAGAATTGGTTCTCAAAATGTAATTCGTGTATTATCCAATGCAGCAGCTGCACCATCCAGATTACTTAATTTAACTGATGTAAATTCCACTCTAAAGACTAGAGATGGAATGATTTTGGTATGGGATACTGCTACGGAAAAATTTTATTTAACAGATACAATAGATAGTGGAACTTTAAATGTTACTGGTATAGTAACATTTTCTAATACATCCACATCAACAGCACCAACTAATGGTGCTCTGGTTATTAATGGTGGAGTTGGAATAGGAAAACAGGTATTCATTGGAGATAGGTTATCTGTTGCTGGAATATCCACATTTGCATCGGATGTCGATATTAATGCAGCTGTTGATATTTTAAATGGATTAACTGTAAATTCAACATTTAAATCTGTAGGGGTTACAACTCTCGCATCAGCAGGAGGAATAACAACAACAGGAGGAGATTTATTTGTTGGAGGTGATTTTTCCTCAAGTGGAAGTTTATCAATAACTGGCAACACAAATGTTGTTGGAGTAATAACTGCAACAACACTTGATGTCACTGGGAATATTAGTGGAGCAACTCTTGATATTACTGGCAACACAAATGTTGTTGGAGTAATAACCGCAGCATCACTTGATGTCACTGGAAATATTAGTGGAGCAACTCTTGATATTACTGATTCTGTTACATTTGGATCGAATGTAACGATTGGAGGAACACTTACTTATGATGATGTAAAAAATATTGATTCAATTGGTCTAATTACTGCTAGAAGTGGTATTGAAATTGGTTATCCTGGTGCTGCTTCTACTTTCAGTTCTAGTGGTGATATTGTTTTGTCTAGAAACTTATATGTTGCAGGTCTCTCCACTTTTGTTGGTATTGCAACATTTTCAAATGATGCATTTGTTGCAGGAACACTAACTGCAGGACTCATTGATGGAGGATCATACTGATGGCAAAACCAAGTACTAGACAGGGACTTATCGATTATTGCTTAAGACAACTTGGAGCTCCAGTATTGGAAATCAATGTTGCCGATGAGCAAATAGATGATTTAGTTGATGATACTATTCAATATTTCAACGAAAGACATTATGATGGTGTTGAAAAAATGTACTTGAAATATAAATTGACGGAAGATGATATTAGTAGAGGACAAGCAAAAAACACTGATGGTGTTGGAATTGTAACAACAACAGGTACTTCTACGATAGTTGGAACGGCAACTACTTTTAGTTTTTATGAAAACTCAAATTATATTCAAGTTCCAGATTCTGTAATTGGAATTGAAAAGGTTTTTAAATTTGATACAAGTTCCATTTCGGGTGGAATGTTTAGCATCAAATATCAGTTATTTTTGAATGATTTGTATTTTTTTAATTCGGTAGATCTTTTACAATATCAAATGACAAAAAGATATCTCGAAGATATTGACTTTTTATTAACTACGGATAAACAAGTTAGATTTAATAAGAGACAAAATAGATTGTATTTGGATATTGATTGGGGTGCAGAAACTAAGGACAATTATCTTGTGATTGAGTGTTATAGAGCTTTAGATCCTGCAGATTTTTCTAAAATCTATAATGATAGTTTTGTTAAAAGGTACTTAACTGCTTTAATTAAAAGGCAGTGGGGGATAAACATGATGAAATATAGTGGAACTAGGCTTCCTGGTGGTATTGAGTTAAATGGTAGGCAATATTTTGAAGATGGACAAAGAGAATTGGATGATATAAAGCAAAGAATGTCTTCAGAATATGAAGTTCCACCATTTGATCTTATTGGATAATAATTATGTCATTAAATCCGTTTTTTCTACAAGGATCCACTAATGAGCAATATCTTGTTCAGGATTTAATAAATGAACAATTAAAAATTTTTGGAATAGAAGTATATTATATACCAAGAAAACTAATTACTACTGATGATATTTTGGGAGAAGTTCAATCATCAAAGTTTGATGATAGTTTTCTCATAGAAGCATATTTGAATAATTATGAAGGATATGCTCCTGATAGTGATATTATGACAAAATTTGGTCTTAGGTTGAAAAACGAAATAAGTTTAACAATTTCAAGAGAAAGATATGAGGAATTTATTGCACCGTTTTTAGAAGGTATTTCCTCTGGCATTAGAGATAATATAATCACTGGTTATGATTTTGGTGATTTGATAACCAGACCAAAAGAAGGTGATCTAATTTATTTTCCTCTTGGAGAAAGATTATTTGAAATAAAAAAAGTTGAACATGAAAAACCTTTTTATCAATTGGGAAAAAATTATGTTTATGATTTGAGTTGTGAACTTTATGAATATGAAAATGAACAGATTAATACTTCTATTGATGAAGTAGATAATACAGTTGAAGATGAAGGATATATTACAACATTATCTTTAGTTGGTTTAGCAGCTACTGCTACAGCAATAGCAGGAATTACCACTAGTGCTGTAAGTCAGATATTTTTAAATAATGATGGAAGTGGATATAGTTCTACCCCAACAGTGACTTTTTCAGAACCACCATCTGGTGGAATTAGAGCAACAGCTGTTGCTATAACCACTAGTATTGCAAATGTTCAATCAATAAAAAGACTTGAAATTACGAATGGTGGATCTGGATATATTACTCCACCAACAATCACATTTTCTGGTGGTGGTGGAACTGGAGCAGCTGCAACTTGTTCTATTGGAGGAACTGAGTTTAGTGTCTCAACATTAGTAATTACAAATGCCGGTCTTGGATATCCTGTGGCACCGATAGTTACAATATCTGGACCAATAGGATCTGGAGTAACTGCAACAGCAGTTGCTACAGTGGATGGAAATAAAATATCGACTCTTAGAATTATTAATCCCGGTCTTGGATATACAGAAGCACCAACAGTTACTTTTGCGGGATTCTCTACAGTTGGTGTAGGAACTTTTGTATATAACGAAGAAGTTACAGGACAAACTTCAGGAACTAAAGCAATTGTTAAAAACTTTAAGAGAGATACTTCTTTAGATGCGATTAATCCACCAATCATTCTTGATGTAGCAATAAATAGTGGTAAATTTAGTGCTGGTGAGATAATCGTCGGTTCTACTTCTTCTGCAGAGTACGTTGTCAAATCACATGATTTGGATAGTAAAGATGATACATATGATCAAAATGAAGAATTTGAACTAGAAGCAGACAATATCTTAGACTTCACAGAAACTAATCCATTTGGAGAAATTTGATAAATGTTAGGAACTTATTTTTATCACGAAATTATAAGAAAGACTATTATTGGATTTGGAACTCTCTTCAATGACATTAATATCAGGCATTTAAATAATGACGGAACTGTTTTGGACGAAACCAAAGTCGGTCTTTCTTATGGTCCCATGCAAAAGTTCCTGACAAAAATTCAAGAACAAGAGCAGTTGGATAGAGCCATAGCAATAACTTTACCAAGAATGTCATTTGAAATGACAGGAATTCAATATGATTCTACAAGAAAAACTGGTGTAACTCAAACCTTTAAGGCAGTAGATGGCACTAACATGAAGAAGGTTTTCATGCCAGTTCCTTATAATATAACATTTGAATTGAATATTTTTAGTAAATTAAATGATGATGCCCTCCAAATCGTTGAGCAAATTTTGCCATTTTTTCAACCTTCGTTTAATCTTACTGTTGATCTGATAAGTTCAATCGGAGAAAAAAGGGATATTCCTGTTGTTTTGGACAGTATTGATTTTCAAGATGATTATGAAGGATCTTTCCAAACAAGAAGAGCACTTATTCATACTTTAAGATTTACTGCAAAAACATATCTGTTTGGTCCTATTAGTGATACTACTGATGGTCTTATCCGTAAGGTTCAAGTTGATATTGCATCAGATACAAATACTCAAACTGCAAAACGTGAAATGAGATACACTGCTGTCCCTGATCCAATAACTGCAGAACCAGGTGATGATTTTGGATTTACTGAAGATTGGCAACTTTTAGGGGATTCTAGAGATTATAGTCCAACTAGACAAACTGATATTTGATAAATTATGAAAGAAAATTATGACTCCATCGACAAAGCTCTTAACACTGAGAGTGATATTGTTGATATAAAACCAAAAAATACTGAAATCGAGTTGTCTAGATCTAAAGAAATTGATATTGAAAAAGATTATAGTTATAGTCGTGCAAATCTTTATTCTTTAATAGAGAAGGGTCAAGAGGCAATTAATGGAATTATGGAAGTTGCTGGAGAAGGTGGAAGTCCTAGAGCATATGAAGTTGCAGGTCAGTTAATCAAGAGTGTTGCCGATACTACGGATAAGTTGATAGATCTTCAGAAAAAATTGAAAGATGTGGAAGATAATACGAAGAAAACTACAAATAACGTGACAAACAATGCCGTCTTTGTTGGATCTACTTCAGAACTTCAAAAAATGCTCAAGCAAGGTTTTCTAAATAGTAATGATTCAAACACTAAAAATGAAGAAGTGTAAGCAAGGTTATTACTATTGCCATACTGATAAAAAGTGCAAACGAATCCCTACTGGATATCGTGTAGGTTTCGGTGGATATCTTCGCAAAGAAAACGAAGATGAAAAGGAGGAAAATGGAAATAACAAGAATGGCAATGGAAATGGGAATGGGAACTCTAATGGGGGTTCTAATGGCGGAGGGGTCAGTGAAGGCACCCTTCACAAGTGGTTTAAAGGATCCAAGTCAAAAGATGGTAAAGGTGGTTGGGTCAACGTTGTCACAGGTGGGACTTGCGCCAGTGATGAACCAAGAGAAGGAACACCAAAGTGCGTTTCTTCAGCAAAAAGAGCAAGTATGAGTAAGGCAGAGAGACTTTCTGCTCAAAGAAGAAAGAAAAAAGCAGATCCAGGACAACAACAAAAAACTGGTGCTGCAAAACCAACTTACGTTGCTACCGACAAAAAGAAAATGAAAAAAGAAGAAGTAGAAATTATCGAAGGAAAGGATAAGAAGGGTAAAGGTAGTGGCACCAA